AAAAGTTATTAGAAGTTGGTTAAAATATCAACTTCTTTATATTTTAGAATAAAAGGATGTGGTACTTATTCCAAGACTTAAAAAATCTGTGGCAAATGTGCCACAAGAAAAAAAAGAAAAGGTATTCTTTAAATGTGTTTGTTGTGGACAAGAAAAAGAACAAGAAAAACACTATTATAAAACAAATTCTATAATAATGAAGGCAAATGCTCAGAGGCAAGTTGTCTGTAAACAATGTGTGGTAGATTTGTATGAATATTTTGTTAAAAAATATGATGACTGTAAGATTGCTTTATATTTTCTATGTAGGTTATTAGACACTTATTTTGATATATCGGTTTACTTTACTGCCGAACAACAGGCTAACAATAGTAATAGTAATATAGCTCAGATATATTTTCAAAAGATAAATTCTTTACCGCAGTGGAATTCTAAAACATTTTCTGAATCTACTCCCTTAGATGCTAATATAAATACTAATATATTTCAAACAGAAATTAATTTAGATACTAATGAACTAGACAAAAAAAATAAAGAAGATGTAATTAGGATGGTTGGTTATGACCCGTTTGAAAATGAAAATCCTATGGATAAAAAATATCTTTACAATACCTTAGTTGATTTTTTAGACGAATCAACACTTGAAGATTCATTTAAACTTCCAACGGTAATTGAGATTGTCAAGAGTTTTAATCAGATAGATAAAATTAATCAAGCATTAGCACTTATGACAGCAGATATTAATAATGTTGCTAATTCTGTAGGTGGAGTTAAATCTTTATTTGAAGCAAAAGATAAGATGTATCGCTCATTATTGGCTTTGGCTAAAGATAATGGTATTTCAGTTAATCATGCTACTAATAAATCCAAAGGAGCAGGTACATTATCTGGAATAATCAAAAAGTTACAAGAACTTGGTTTTGATGAAGTTGATATTAATTTATTTGATATAGAAACCGCTAATGGTATTAAACAAGTAGCAGATATTAGTAACGAGAGTATATTAAGACAATTAGTTTTTGATGATAATGATTATACTGAAATGATTAAAGAACAAAGATTATTACTTGAAGATTTAAGAAATAAATATGAAAAATTAGAAGAAGAAAATAGATTATTAAAATTGTCTTTATCAAAAGTTGGTGATAAATAATGAATTATCATTTAAAACCAACTGAAAAAATGATGTCTGAAAGGAAAAAAGAAGGTTATATAAAATTAGCGCAAGTTGTACAGTGGGGGTTAAAGTACCCCGTAAAATTCGTAGATAGATTTATGGGTATTGATTTGTTGGATTACCAAAAATATGTATTTATGAATAGTTGGACTACTCCATTTTGTGTTTGGTGTCAATGTAGAAATAGCGGAAAATCAACACTTGGTGCGCCTTTTGTAATGGCAAAATCTATCTTAATACCAAATTTTCAAGCATATTTATTAGCTAGTGATGGCTCCCAAAGTAAAGAACTATTTCAAAAAATCGAAAAAATAACAAAAAAAGAGATTGCTTCTTTTACCGGATTAACTGATGTTTTTCATAATGAATTAGTTAAGAGTGCCGCTAACACTGATGGATTTACTCATAATCCTAATTCATTTGAATACAAACTTTACAATGGCAGTAAAGTAAATACACTCAACAGTATACCGGACAATCTAAGATCAAAGAGATCATCACTAAATTTTTATGATGAAGCGGGTTATATTCCTGATGAATTATTTATAGCCACAGAACCATTTACAACACAAAATAGTAATTTTAGATTAGGTGGAAATTTAGATGTAACATTATATCCTAAACAATTTCCTAATCAATTAATATATGCTTCTTCAGCATCTAGTGTAGACACATATTTTTATAAGAAATATAGAGACTTTTCTAAAAGAATGTTTTTAGGTGATAAAAGGTATTTTGTAGCAGATATTAAAGATGAAGTTGTAATGAAAGCTACATTTAATGGAAAATTATACCCTGTTGCATTATTAACTCAAGAAGTTATTGATAATGCTATTAGAGAAAATCCAGAAAAAGCAAATAGGGAATATAAAAACATTTTTTCCAAAGAAGGTGGAGAAAATCAAATTATAAAAAGGGCAAGTATTATTAGAAATTCCAAAAATTATGTGCCTGTTTTTTATAATGATGGTAATAAAACATATTTAATTGCTTATGACCCTGCCAGACAATATGATAATGCTATTGTAGGGGTAGCAGAACTTTATTTTGATGACAATGTAGGTTATAAATTAAAAATAGTTAATATAGTTAGTTTTGCTGATATAAATAAAAAACATCATACTCCAATAAGAACTCCTGAACAAATAGAACACGTTAAGCAAATGTTGTTAGATTATAATGGTAAGAATTCGGCAGATTATGAAAATATAGAATCTTTATATATTGATAGTGGTGCAGGTGGTGGTGGGGTATTAATTGCTGACTATTTTATGGAAGATTGGGAAGATTCGCAAAAAAGATTACATAGAGGATTGATTGATAAAATTGAATCGGAGGAACATGTTTATAAATTTCCTAATGCTATAGATAAATTAAAATTAATATCTCCGCAAAAATATAAAAAAATAATGTTTGAAGCATTAATAGAAATGATTAATTTGGATTTAATAGATTTTCCAGAAAGTTATGATGGTAAAGATTATATTTATTTAAGAAATAAGGAGTCTGGCGAAGATAAAAAATATAATTTATCTTTTGACGAAAAAATAAGTTTAATTCAAATTGATTTAGCAAAAGAAGAATTAGTTAATATTTATAGGTATGAAGGAACAAATGGTAATTGCAGATATGATTTATCTCCAGAAAAAGCAAATAGAATGCATGATGATAGAGCATATGTTATTGCAATGTTAGCATTACATTTACAAAGAAAAAGAAGAAGTAATATTATGAATCCAATAAGGCCAGAAGTAGATGATTTAGAATTTCTTGCTCAGTTTCCTACATTTTAAAACAAGAATATAATTTTTATGGAAAGGAGGTAATAAATGTTGCCTCGTGGTAGACCTAAAAAGATAAATACAAATAAAGAAGAAATATTGGATGAACAGAGTTTGTATGATGTTCTTCAGTTTGCTCAACAAGTTTATAATGGAGATATAATTCCACGTATATATACCCCCGAAATTATCAATGCACGTATGAAGGACTTAAATTTAAATCCTCTTTCTGCAACTGAAACTAATATAGAATCTGCATTAAAAAACCCTAAAAATAATGAAAAACAACTAATTGGATATAGTGAATTTTTCTCTTTAACATCAATGATTTATAAACGATTAGCTGGTTATATGTCTCAAATGCCAGCATTTGATTATACATTTACTTGTATTAATGCAACTAAAGAAGATTATAAATCTAAAAAATATAAAAAGGATTTACAAGTTGTATACGATTTTTTAGATAAATTTAATGTTAAAAGAGAATTTAAGAAAATAATGAATCAACTTTTAGAAAAAGAAATTTATTATGGAGTTTTAAGAGATGATTCAGATAGTAAATATATATTCCAAGAATTACCTTATAGTTTTTGTAAAATAACAGGCAGAAGCGAACACTCATTATTATTTGATTTTAATATGCAATACTTCTTTAATCAAACAGGCGTAGATATTAATATGTTTCCTGATGTTTTTAAGGAATATTATAATCGAGTGATAGATGCTAAAAAAAATGGTTATAATCCTGCAAATTCAATTGATAAAAGAACTGGAGAATGGGCTTATTGGGTGCAAACATCACCCCAGGACAATATGTTTGCGTTTAAATTTAATCTTGAAAATGTTACTTCTATCCCTTATCTTGCACCTTTATTTTCAGATATAGTATTAGCACCAATGATGCGTTCATTACAAAAAAATGTCAATATATTAAAGGCTCAGAAAATTCTCGTAGGTTTAATACCTTTACTCAAAGATAGTAAGGGTGGTAGTGTTCGTGATGCCGTTGCAATTGAACCAGGGACATTAGGACGTTTTTTATCCCTTTTAAAAGCGGGACTTCATGAATCTGTAAAATTAGGTGCGGCTCCGTTTTCAGATGTTAAAGAAATTGATTTTGATACTACTAATACTGATATTCTTGATGGATATGTAAAAACAACTGCTTCAATGTCAGGTATTAATAGTAGAATGATTTTTGCTAATGATAAAATGTCAAATATGGAAACCCAAGCATCTATAAATACTGATGAATTTTTAACACTTCATGTTTATCATCAGTTTAATCAATTTATGGACTTTCAGATTAATAAAAGGACGAAATGGTTTAAATTTAAGTTTTTATTTGAAGGGTCAGAGTTTCAAACAAATAGACAATTTAGATTAGACAATGCTTTAAAATTATCCGAAAAAGGAATCACACTTCCCCAGAAGATTTGTGCCGCTATTGGTATGGAACCAGCAGATTTTTATCGTCAACTTGAGGAATGTCAGGCAATGGGATTTGCAGATATGCTTACACCTTTGGTTAGTATATTTCAACAAGGTAAAGATGATAAGGGTGGTAGAAAGCAAAAACCAGAAAATGAACTTACAGAGGAAGGGCAAGCCCAACGTGATAATGGGTCAAACATTGGGCGAGGAGGAAAAATAACATAATTAGGTGGTTTAATATATGAATTTAACAAATAAATACATCAAATGTTTTTCATTAAAAAAGAAAGAAGAACTTGAACAAGCAGGTTTTTCTTTTTTATTTGAAAAGGCAGGAGTTTGGTACTTTAAAAACCAAGAACATTCAGTTTCTAAATTTAGTGATAATAAAAATATTTTACAGGGGTGTAAGTATTCAACCTATATACCTCTATAAAGGAGGTGAAATTAGTTTTTGAAAGAAATTATAAATTTTAATTCTAAATTTAACAAATTAGAGATGATTAATCCACTTATAACTAAGTATAGAATTAATATATGTCAAGCCGATATACCGGCAAATAAATTTATTTTTTCAAAAGAAATTATTAATTCTATGTCAACAACCATTTGCGGATCGGGAGTATATGCATACTACTTTGATAAATTAGAACAACTTGGTGGACATGAGTCCGATTTAGTTAAAACTCCCTATGGATATGCTAGAACTGGGAAACCCATTCCATATGGATTTATTGATCCATATAAAATGCCTTATTGGATGGAGATAGATGGAGAAAATTGGTTCTGCGCCGATGCCTATATATGGTCTGCGAGAAATCCTGAAATTGCCAATATATTGGAAAATAAAACTGTGTGGCAGAGTATGGAAGTAATTGTAGAAGAAGAACCAGATGAATTTGGTAATAAAATAGTAAAAGAAGCCATATTTTTAGGGAGTTGTTTATTACAGGGAATTGATCCTGCCTACTCCAACTCCCATATAGAGAAATTTTCTTTAATCGACTTAGGTTCAAAATTAGATTCTCTAACTTCAGAACTCAATCAGCTTAAACAAGAGTATGAAGACATTATAAAGTTTTCAGATACCCAAACCAATATCCAAGAACAAAATTTAACAAAGGAGGAAGGTGAAGATTTGATTAAGGAAG